CCTGAACCGACTCTCTTCGCGCGTTCTGCGTGTTGCCGGTTGACCGCTACCCCGCAGAAATCTAGGGAAATCGCGGTGTCGCCGGATTAGCACAGCGGTAGTGCAGCGGTTTTGTAAACCGAAACGTGTTGCTGCACGCACAGGCCTGAAACCCGCAGAAATCATAGCTTTTCTTCGCCTGCCGCGCTGGCAAACCGCTGCTCTTGTGCCCCGCCTTGTACACCCCCGAACTTTGCCACCTTTGCTTCCTCAGGTGTGAGGAATGCGAGGTAGCGTTCGGTGACTGAGATCGAGCTGTGCCCCATCTCGCCCTGTAGGTCATAGATGCTTCCCCGCCGATTCCGGAGGTATTCGACCGCGAAGAGGTGGCGGAAATCGTGGTGGCTGAAGGGGTGGAACTCGCGCTTCTCCTGTGCCGCTTTTCGTGCCGTCCGCCGCATGATGCCCCCGATCCGGCTGGAGACGTTCGCCATCTGCGCGCCCTTACCCTGCCAGAAGGCCCATGGCTTGCCGATATAGGCCGGCTGGCGGTCGACGATCATCTCACCGAGAGCGGTCAGCGGCACGGCGCGCGTCTTGTCGCCTTTGCCCGCATTGACGGTGATCACGCGCTCCTTGCGGTCGATGTCGACGCGGCGCAGGTTGGTCACCTCATCCAGCCGCAACCCCGTCTCGCGGGTGAACTCGCACATGTCGCGCATCCGGGCCGCCATGGTCGGGAAGATCAGATCCATGGTTGCCTGCTGGGGCAGGACGATACGCACCTGGCGCTCTGGCACGATGCGCTTGCGGTTGATCTCGGTGGCCGGATTGTCGGTGATCAACCCCTCGTCAATCGCGTGATTGAGAACGCTGGACAGGGCCGTCAGGTCGCGGCGGATTGTCGCGTTCTTCACGCCAGCACGGCGCCGGCTCTTGATCATGTCCTTCAGCGTATCCGCAGTGATCTGCTGGACGTTCAGGCCATCGAGATAGGAACGCATCTGGCGCAGGCTGGTCGCGTAGCGCTTGAAGGTTCGCTCCCCGATGCTGCCGGCCGCGGCCTCGCTCCACGACACGACGGTTTCCGGCCATGTCTTTGGCCCGGCAATTCCATAGACAGCCTGATCCTCGACGCTCTCGCGCAGGGCCTTCAGGCGCTTTTCCGCGATCCGCTCAGAACGAGTTCGTAGGCTCTGTCGATACTCGACCCCCGCGACCTTGAAACGCGCCCAATAGATGCCTTCACGGACGTAGAGGTTTTTCGACATGGCACATTCCTGTTGATCCGCGTCACCCAGGACCGAAGATCCGGCACGACGAAAAGCCATCTGCCGGCGGGCTTCGAAGCGCCGGGGATCGACGGCGCGAGTTCCTGAAGCGTGCGCTTCGAGAGCCCGGTGATCAAGGCGGCTTGCGCGATGCCGCATCGCTCTGCTTCAGCCATCAATCACCTCGCTGGGAGGAAGGAGCCGAGCGGATGGCGGCGCCCCGGAGAGCATCGCCAGCTTCGGCCGCCTCCTCATAGGTGGTCGGCCTGCGCAACAGCCTAGCATCGAAAATCTGCTGAAGCCGCGCATCCATCTCGGCGGCGACCTCTCGGCGAGCCTTCGATTTGCTGGCGGCCCACTCCTTGCGGATCGTATCGATGGCGCTGATCGTGTCGCCCACGCCGCGACGCCAGATGATCGCAGCGCGCTCTCCCTCCTCCGCCCGCACCTGCTCCTCGCGAGAGAAGGCATCATCGTTGGTGCGCCCAATCCCGTCCGCCTCGCCCGCAGAATACCCTTCATGCCAAGCCATGTGCTCGACAAGGGCGATCGTCTCGCAATCCTCTGGTGTAAGGCGGCCGGCCAGATCGGTTATCGAAACGCGCCTCTCGGAAGCCAGGGCTTCCACGATTGCGCGCTTCATCGCCGGGTCCACCAGCATCGCCCGCGCCTGCTCCTCGGGGGTCATGGGCGGGGCTCCTTCTCCAAGAGCGCCCGGACGGCGAGGCCGAGGGGAGACCATGCCCACCCCTTGGGATCAGTTGGGTGGTCCATGATCAAATCATGATGCAGGAACTGAAGCGCGGCACCGGCTGGGCAGTTACCGTCTTCCTCCTTCATGATGCGTTCGCGTGCCATCGGCGAAAGCTGCGAGGCAATATGTCGCGGATCAGACATGCTTGCGGACCTCCCTGCCAAGCTCGGTAAGAACCTCAAAACCACCGCCGATCGGATGGGCGAGGCGAAACGGAAGCTGTGCCCAATGGCGCACCTTCGCGTGCCGATAGATCGCTCGCCATTTCTTCGGACGGTCGATTGCCATCGCGAGCAGCAAGCGCTTCTGCGCCTTCGTCAGCCCCCGCGCCACGGTTTGCGGATCGCGATCGGTCTCAGTTGCCACAGCCGAACTCCTTGCAGCGGGCGATGACTTCGGCCTGCTCGGGCGTGTCGCCATAGTCGCAGTCGCCGCAGACCTCGCATTCGTGGACCGATGTCGAGCATGAGCAATCCTTGCCCATCTCCTCGCAGCCGACGTTGCGACCGCCCAGGAACTTCCATCGATGTCCAACCTCGCTGCATGGCGCGGCGGCGAGGGACCGCTTGATCAGCGCAACCCGGGCTTCCGCTTCCAGAAGTTGCTCATGCAGATCACGCATCGCCCAAGCCCTCCGCGCGAGGGGTGGCACGAAGAGCGGCGCCCCGGCCCAGCACTTCCTGATTGCGCGTCCTGACGAACGGCACGAAATCGGCGCCCTCGTACTTCATAGCGGATGACGATTGCGCTTCGACGATCTGGATCACATCCTCGTCGCCCGCATTGCGCAGGGCCTCCGTGATCGCCCGCTCTCGCGTCGAACATCCGCCAGCTAGTTCGTAGCAGTCGTCGCCGACGATCCCGGCCCACCATTCCCATGCGCTCGGCATCACTCTCCGCCCTCCCCGCTCTGGGGCTGATCGGTTTCGGTTATGGGCTGTGACAGCCAGCTATCCGGGTTTGCCTGCGTCGCGAAAGACCGCGCAACCTTCATCCCATCCGGCTGATCGAGGGCGGCGCGGGCCTCTCGACGCGCTTCATCAAGGGCCTCAAGCGCCTCCATGGCGTTATCCACGTCGATCATCCGGAGATAGGTTTCCTGGCTCCGGGTAGCGCACAGATTATCGCAGGCCGTCTCTAGCTTCTGAAGCGCCGACCGCAGCCCATCGGACGCAGGGGCGGAGAGATTGTCACGAGCTAGTCGGACGACTTCGAGCGCCACGTCACGCAATTTGGCCCGGTTCAATGTCACCAAATCATTGGGATTGAGTGCAGCCTCCTCGCATTTCCAAGCTAGCATGACCGCGATCTCTTCGACCTGGTTACCGTAGCTCTCCCCACTCCCCGCCACGGATGCGGGGCCTGAGGGGCGCAGGGCGTCGGGGGAAGTGGAGAGCGCAGGATGCGAGAATTTCCCTCCTCCGGCCGGGCCGTCGCAGTCCGTATGATCAGGGTCACCGCTCGGCAGCGTCGGCAAGTCGGCGTTCACCATCGCGCACCAAATTAGCGCGGCGGTGCGGTGATAGGCGCCGTCGTCAAACAATCCCGCCAGATATAGTCCTGCACTGGCGATCATCTCCTCAGTCGGCTCGACCGGCACCCAGCGGCACTCCCCACCCTGCGCGGGCGGGGTGAGCGAGAGCAGCGTCTGGACGTTCTCTACCCGGCGCAGAAACTGGCGGGCTAACATACTCAGGTCGCTGTCAGGGTCTTGGTTGGGGTCGTCCAGAACGTGGCCGGCTAGCCTGAGCGCGTGCTCATACTCCCCGGTAGGATTGGCATAGAACGCTTCCATCTGCTCGCGGGCCGGCTGGGTCATTTCCTATTCCTCTTCGCAGCTTTGCGAGCGGCCTTCACCTTGGCGCGCTTGTTGGCCGGAACGCCCTGAGCCTTCCGCTGAACGGCTTTGCGGAAATGCCGGGCATAGACATCGGGCTGTACGTAATCACCGTGCATGCCGAGCAAAGCCGCTGCGGCTATGCCAAGACCGAGCCCCTTCACGCCCCACCTCCCTCGATCATCGCGATAATGGCGTCGGCCTTGGCGAGGGCGATTGCGGTTTGCTCGTCAGCTTTTGCCTTCGCGTCGCGGTACTCGTGGAAGCCTTCTGAGCCCGGTCGCGCTAATTCGTCAGCCAGTTGGAACGCCGTGGGGCTGATCACCCTCGCCATCGCCTCTCGGTCAGGCGTGTGGCGGAGACGGTGGCGGGCGAGAAGCTGGACAATTGGGTCATCGTCACGAGCGCCACGCTCTATCTCGCGGCGAATCATCGCTTGGATGGCGACCGTGGCCCCATACCGGAAGCGGCCATAGATGTCAGCAGCCGCGCTCCTATCGCAAGGAAGCACCTCCACAGGCGCTGCTTGGGTCATCTCAGCCATCCTTCAGGCAATCGGGGAGGTTGCTGTACGGCGTGCGCTCGGGGTTCAGCGTGCCGAGGCAGTAGGGCTTCCACGCAAAGCCGTTGATGCAGCGGCCTTGGCGGAATCCGGAGCAGCGGTGTGCGGTGGCTTGTTCGGAGGCCCAGAGGATCACGTGCGGTTCCTCCACAGGCCCCTCCCCCTGCGTGACAACCTCGGGCGGGTTGGGATGGGTCATGAGCCCTGCTCCGGAAACATCTTGTTCAGGTGATCACGAAGCGCCAGTAATTCACTGTGCGGCACCTGCACCGACACGATGTCTTGGCCTTCCTCGTTTTCACGCAGTGTGTCGCGCTCGTAGAACCAGAAGTACCCAGATCCGTCTTGATCGCCGTATCCGCTAACACGAATGTTCAGATTACCGGGTTCAAACCCGAATGCACTGGAGCGTTTCATGCCAACTTCTCCAGTTCTACATCAGCGCTCTCAACCATTTCACGGGCGCGCTTCAGCAAGTGATGGGATTCATGCTCGGCATGCTGCTCACGAAGGACGGCATCGATCAGGTCGTAAGCCTGACCGAGACGGCCATCCTTCCATCCGCCCGTGCCTTCGTAGACGGCGCGATCCCTCACCACGGCCACACCTGTGCGACAACAGCGACGCCGAGGGCCATGAACAGGCCGCACGTGCCGTATACCCACAGCGTGCTCACAGCTCGTCAACCGAAACGGTGGCGTTGAAAGCGTCGCGGCGAGCGATGAACTCTTCGCGGGTGAAGCGGGCCTGCGCGTCGAGAACAAGGTTCTCAAGATCGTCGCTGGTTTCAAATTGCTGCGTCATAGCTTGCCTCCGTAACCTATATCGCTTATCTAAACCGATATTGGTTATGCGTCAATAAGCGATATAGGAAATAAGATGCAGCTTGCAGAAAAAGTGATATCGGATAGTGGCGCCAAGATGGGACGCCCTCCGCTGAACCGCGACGACGAAACCAAGACGACGCTTGTCCGGCTGGAGGCGTCTGTCATGGCGCGCCTCGACAAGCTGGCAGGTCCGAACCGTCGCGGCGCCGCAATCCGCGAAGCCGTCGAGGAATGGCTATCCAAGCGCGAGACCTGACCCATCACCCCTCCCCACGGGCGAGACGGGCGCGGGCGAACAGGGTGAGAATCGCGTCTGCCTGATGCTCGCGCTGCCGCTGCCGCACATGGGCATTCGCGTCGCTGTTGCTCTCGAACTCCAACGCTAGGCCGTCGTCATAAGTGAGCGTGTGGGTTGCCTCGCCATCGACAAGCCGTGTCAGGCGGATCGTATAGCTCCACGGATATTCGGTCTGGCAGATCGTGTCCGCGATTTGGTCGCGCGTCGGCATCTCAGTCACGGCTATCCTCCTTGGTGAGAGCTTCATGCGTCCGATCGCGAGCCGCCTTTGCCTCGATCCACATCGAATGCATGTCGCCGTGGAGAGTGATCAGGTGGAAGTCGCTCCGTGCCTGGGTCAACGCCTCCCGCATCTCCCCCACCCGCGCGGAGGCGGCGTCCCGCTCCCCCTCCAACTCCGCAATCTTCGCGTGGAGGGCGTCGATGGCGTCGGCGGCTTCGTCCCCGTCCTGATTGCGACGGCGGCCCATATCGATCGGCTTCCGCAGCCGCTCCACAAGCGCTCGCAACCCGCTGATTTCCACCGGCGTCACAACGCACCTCCGCGATGAAAATAGCCCTTGCTTTCGTACACGAAAGGCGTACAAACAATCTCAGCGGATGGAACAGCCAACCGCGATAGGTACGGAGACCTTAGATGACCCATCCGCTGCTCGACCCGCACAGCTTCTCGCACTTCGGCGGGGATGTCAGCAAGGCGACCCAGGCGAAGTATGACGCTCGCAAGATCGAGAACGCCAAGAACCTCGCCGCATTTGAGGTTGGTATGCTGGTGAAGCCCTTCAAGGGCTACGATCGCAACATCGGCCCGAACGGACAGATGATCACCGCCATCAATGGTGATCATATCACGCTCTCGAACGGTCGCACCTACGCCGCTGGCTTCCTCACGATCGCCTGAAAGGATTCCGTGATGACCTATTTTGAGCAACTCGCCTCGATCACCGCTGAAATCGTCCCGGTCCTGAAGCCCGAGTTCGACGCCGAGCGCTACGCCGCCGGGATGCTCGACGAGGCCGACGAGGACGAGACCAACTTCGAAGTTCGCGGCCTCCACACCAAGACCGGCGCTCCGCACGCCTTCTCGATCTGATGAAGACGCTCTACGCAGCTTGCATCGCACGCCTCGGGCTATCCCAGTCTGAGGCCGCTGATCTGCATGGCGTTCGCCACGACACGGTGAAGTCGTGGTGCGCAGGCCGCCGCACGGTTCCAGACAACGCGTGGTCGGACCTGCGTGTATACGAGGCGCAGATCGTTGACCGCTCGGAAGCAATCCGCGAGGCATGGGAAGATGCTGGCGAGATCCGCGATATTGAAGCGACGGTTGCTGATCATGCTGGGCTGATGGCGCTCGCGGATTTCTTGCTGAGCACGGATGATGTGCCACCTGTGTCGGTGGAGCTGACGACCTGATTTCGACCGCGTTCATGCCACGGCTCCAAAAAGCTGGCGTTGGCGCTGAGCGGCTTCGATGCGGCGGCAGGCGGCGTCGAAATAGATCGGCTCGCATTCGATGCCGATGAACGGATGTCCTGCCAGCACTGCCGCGATGCCGGTCGAGCCCGCACCCATGTAGGGATCAAGTATCAGCCCACCTTGAGGCACACGGGCCTGTGTGATGGTCCATGACATGAGATCGACGGGCTTCTGGGTCGGATGATGGCGAGGTACTGCCGCCTGACCGACGCGCTCATTTCTCGTCTCGTATCCTCCAGCGATGCAAAGCCCATTCCACAGGTGGCGAAAAATACGGAGCGGGCGTTCGCGCTGATTGAGCCACGCAGCCTCACCATCGCCCTGAAGACGAACCATGCCGTTCGGTACTTTATCCCAGCACAGCCATGAACCTTCGGGGAGCCGATCTGCGAACTTGTGGGCGCCCCAAAGCGCCACGATATCTGCCATCGACAAGAGCGGCGATGGATCGAACGGCTTGTCATCGCCTTGGATCGCCGGATACGCCCGATCAGTAGGATGATATTTGCCGCCTCCTGGAAGTTTGGAAATTCGGCGCTTGCCCATTTTGACCTTCAAGGCCTGACCATAAGGCGGGTCGCTGATAATCGCAGCCGGACGCGGCAGATCGTCCACCTCCTCCCATTCGGCGAGATAGAGCGTCGCATTGCCGATCTGCACAAACCTCTCCCCCGGCGTCATTGGGCTGACCTCGCGCGGAGGGTGGAGCGAACCTCCATCCAGAGCTTGCCGAGCATGTTCTGCCCGTCGCGGTTCGGACCCCAGCCCCAGAAGTCATCGCGCCAGCTATTTTCGACCAGTTCACGCTCGCCGGTCGCGAGGAGTTTGCGACGGACATATTCATGCTGATCGGCCTTCAGGCGCAGGATCTCCCGCATCTCGCCGACCTTGATGTCGTCCCAATAATCGATCTGATGAACCTTGTTGCCCTGCGCAATCCGAAAGGCGTCATGCGCAGATGCCGCGTTCATGATCTTCTGAGCCAACGCATCGGCGGAGTAGCCTCCGGCGAGGAAGAAGCGGCGCCAGTGATACATGTGCTCGCTGGTCATGAAGGTGTATGGGCCCCAGCGCACGTTGAACGCCGAGAAATTCGAGAGGACGTAGAAGTCCTGCTCATAGAAGCACACGCGCTCCGGTGTATCGAGGCCATGGCATTCGATGTCGGACATAGGGGTTTCCAATCCCACGAGGTTCTCGGACGGGGTCATGCGGGCTGATCCTCTTCGCGATGACTGAAAAATACCGTCCGGTCGGGCGCCTGGATGGTGTAGCTGTCCTGATCCGCCTCGATACGCAGCCGCTCCGCCAAGGTCTCAGCATGCTGCCAAAGCTCATCGGGCGTGAGGGGAAAGCGCGGGTAGTTAATCAACCCGACGATGTAGCCTTCCTCCTCGCCGTTCCGATAAATGAAGTTCGTCGGCGTGCAGGTGACGCAGAAGCCGATCTCATCGCAGTATGTGCGGCATTGATCCTCGATGTCAGCCGCGCGCCCGGCGATGAAGATGCTGATTGGGTAGCTGATAGCTTCGCGCCGGATCATGCTGCTTCTCCGCACCAGGTGCCGCACTCAGCGTCCATCTCAGGATCGTTGTCGAACAGGCCGCCGGCGAACAGATCGGGCTGCGTGCGGACATCACGGATCAGTTCGGCATAGCTGTATTCGGTGACGAACTGCCCCTTACCGATGACCTCCATGTCCGCCCACCACTGCAGCGTGCCCGGCTTGGTGCGCTCAATCTCCCACAGCTTGGCCCGCGCCTTAAGCATGCAGCCATCGCAGTTGCCCTCGAAGCCGAAGAGGCCCAGATCGAAGCCTTGGGGGAGCAGCATAGCCAGGGCGTTGCCGCCGAGCGTCCGACAGGCCTCGACCACCTCGCTGATCGAAAGCTTACCGAACCAGAAGCGGAACACGTCGCGCTGGCTGGCCTTTGCGTCATCCAGCGGCAGAACGTTGGTCCACGCCTCCTTGTTCGGCTTGCGTGATTTCGCGACCCGGTGCTGCTCATCATGGCGCAGGCCGACGATGTTAACCCAGTTCTTATAGCCGCGCGCCTGCATGAACCACTTCATGACGCGCACCTTCAACTCGGCGGTGCACCAGCGCATGACTGCGTTCGGGGTATATTGCTTATCCCGGATCAGTGCCTCGAAAGGCTCACCAGCGCGGGATGCCGTCTCGAACGTCACTTCCTCGAAGCGCTCTTCGATCGGCCGCGAAACCTTGCGCGAACGGAATTCGACCCAGTGGATAGGCACGCCCCAGCGCGCCTGACACTCATGAACGAAGCGAAGGGTTTCCTCGCGCTCCTTGCCGGTGTTGGCAAAGACGACGTGAACGTCAGGCGGGAATGCGCCGCCATGCGCGTCCAGCATCATCTTGAGCATGTAGGCCGACGTGCGTCCGCCCGAGAAGCTGATCAGCGCCGGGCCCTGAATGAAATACGGGTTTGTCACCGCCCCGCTCCCCAAACCACGCCCGCCGCAACCGCCGGCACCAGGATCACGCTCATGGCTGCACCTGTTCGACCATCGCGACATAAGGCCCCGCACTCTTCTGATCGGCAAGAGACACAAGGGTTTCCTGCTTTTTCTTAATTCTATGGAGGCGAAAGTATTCTTTTCGCGATTTGTTATTGATTTTTTCGCGCTCTTTATGGCGCTTACGCGAACAGATTAGACATCTGCGCCGTTTCCCATTTTCCACTAACGTTAGTGGGTGGCCGCATGCCGCATGCGTCTTATTATGCAATGGATGCCTGCGCCGAGCGACCATGTCTGCTGAATTGTCCGCAGCAGAGCCGATGCGTAAATGCGCCGGATTGACGCATGCAGGATTATCGCAGGAATGTAGGGCGAGTTCATAGCCTTCCATGCGGCCATGATGGGCAATGCAACTTACCCGATGCGCATATCGAGAGAGCCCATCGATCCAGTAAGTTCCATATCCTTTATGGTTGCGATACCCTTTCCACTCCCAGCAATCATCGGGGCCGCGCTTATCGACTTTGGCCCAAAAGCGCCCATCAAGAACATAGGTCATTGCGACACCAATCCCCAAACGAGGAGAAGTCCGAGACCCAGGCCGCAGATTAGGTACTGCCAGAGCGGCGTCGTGCGCGGGCCGTATAGAGGCTCGATGGGCATCTTCTGATGCTCGCGCTCGGTCTGCGTGCGGCGGACGTGATCGGCCCAGCCGAAATGGTGGGGATGGTGGAACATCAGGCGAAGTCCTCCTCACGGAAGCCGGTTCTGATTTCCCATTCCGGGCGATCGTCAGAATCCTCGCTGATGGGGCAATCCGTGCCTTGGCAGGTCTCCATCAAGAGGTGGCGAAGAGCCTGGGCGTCCCACCATGCGTTGTGCTGGACGGCGCCTTCCAAGGTCGTCGGATAGCAATCGACGTTGTGCACTTCGAAGCCTATCGCCGGGTAATCCGTGGAGACCCACTCGCCGTCTGGACTTGTCGAGAGGACGGTGCAGAATCGCCCGATATCGACAGGGCTATCGGCGATGATGATGGGATGCTGGTCGCTTCCAACGAAATCGCGCAGCAGGCTTCCCCAATCGTTGACGTAAGCAACTGTGTGACCGACTGGCAATTGGATGTGCACCAGCGGCCAGACGTTCATCAGAACCCACGACGACAGATCCTCAGGCTTGTCCGCGATGCACAGGTAGATGGATCTGCCATCCTCGCGGATCAGCGCCATGCTCAAAAGCTGGCCGCCGTGTCCATTGAACTCGCAGTCGATGAAGTAGCGCATCACCCTTCCTCCCCGGACTTGGAGCGCTCGGCGAGGAGGGTCCCTTCCCTCAGGCGCCAAGCCTCTGCGGCGTCGCGGACGTTCCAAGGAAGCTCTGCGACCGTGCAGCCCCATTCAGCCGCCTTGTCCTGATCGCGCTTGGCCTCCGTCGTGGCGGCGAAGAACGCATCCTTGGCTGCGTACTGCTCGGCGGTGTCGTTCCACTCGCGCTCGAACCGGTCGAAACTGAACCGGACGTACCAAGGCGCGTCGGGATCGGCTTCGATCGCCTGAGGCTCAACCGCATGCAGCGGGAACGTCGGGGCGTCGGTGGTGAAGTGATGACGGGCGTCCATTATGCATCCTCCTTCACGAAGGCCTTGCGCTGCATCTCGGGCAACTTGGCGTAGGCGAGACCGACATCGGAGGTGGGGTCTGCACCGACAGCGGCATTGATGAGCGCTGTCAGAGCAGGCACGTCGCGATGATCTTTTTCCCACCGCATCGCGTCTTCCAGCGCCTCCACCAATTCATCCTTGGTGGACGGATCGGCCTCGTCGCCGATCAGTTCTTCGATATCGCTCTTCAGGCGCCGATAGGCATACCATGCATCCCAAAGCCCGCTCTTGAACTCGTCAATCGCAGCCTCTTCGATTGTCAGATCGCTGAGATGCTTCGCCTGACAGGCCACGGCGGTTGAAAGAATTGCGGCATTCCTTTCGGCCACATCAGCCTCTGCGACTGCCAGCGCCTCCTCTTTGGTCGCATAGGCGTTCGGCTCGGACACCATGTGCCCACCGCCTTTACTGGTGTAGCATTTGTATTGGACACTCGCGTCCCACGCGAATTCGGGCAGGTTGATTTCCAGCCCGGTGATCTTGCGAGCGTAGGCGACGCCCTTGTACGCCTGATATTTCAGGCTGGGCAAATCATGGCTCGACACGTATCCCGGCGTACAACGCTTGCAGCCTGTCGTGATAACCGAACCGGCAGGCGTCGTGATCGTCCACTTGCGGGTGTTCAGACAATCCGGGCAATCGAACTGGCGCGTTTCGCCCTCTATGCCGGGGGTCCAGATGGTATCGCCGATCGCGAAACGCGGTGTCGGTGCGTCGCTCATAGATTTTACTCCGCAGCGATAAGGTGAAAGGTTGAGCCCCGAGCAGAAAACAGGGAGGGCGCTCGGGGCTCTCCGACGCTGGGGGAAGCGTCGGAACGGTGAAACTCAGCCCACGCAAGGCACGCAGCCTCGTCGTCAGGGCGTTCGTGAAGATCGGACTTCACCCACGATCCAAAGCCATCGCAGTCTGGGCACGAGCCGTAATCGCCCTGCCCGGTGCCGCAGCATTCGCCGCAGACCTCGCGATCGGGATCGACCATGGCGCGCTCGCGGGCGATGCGCTGAATGGATTGGCGGGCGGGGGTCACGCCGGCACCAGATCACGAAGCCAAAACCAATCGCTGTCGCCGTTTTCGAAGCGCACCATCGCCTCGCGGGGATGATACGATGAAAACCGAGCAAACCCGGTGACCATGGCGCTCATGCCTTCACCAATCTTGCGATCAATGCTGGCTGCGTTGCAGCACACCTCATCGCCTTCGATCAGATTCTGAGCCATCGTTGAAACTCCCAATCCTGTGTCTCGGGGTGTGGGGGCACAATAATCACGCTGTGTGAATAATGGCAAGCCTTATTTCACGTGCTGTGAATTTATTTTCGATGCGGCGATTCGCCACCCTGACCCCGCCAGCCGCGCAGACACGGAAAACCCCGCCTCGATGGGAGACGGGGGTCAGCGAACTACCGGAGATTATGCGGTGGTTGGGTTAGGCCGTTTTCGCCAGACTGTAGAGCGCGATGCCCACGCACCCCGCGATACCGAGCATCATAAGGCTGATATAGATTTCGCCGAAGGGATCTGGCAGCGGAGGCCGCCACCGCAAGCTGCACGTGAAGATCAACATGGCTGAGATGATGCCAGCTGGCCTTTTAGGAACGCGGTTAAAAAGAGTGTCAAGACTCTTTCCGACACCTTCAAGCGGACCGGCTGGCATCAGTGTCGGCGGCTCTGTGCCATGTGCGCAGCGATCGTGCCAGCCGTCGCGGAAATCGTCATAAGGACAAGTCCTGTGTCCTTACCCGCTTGCTGCCAGGCAGGAACAAAGCTTCCGCCTATCGCCAGTATCGCTCCAACCAAAGCGGCCACGCTAACCGCTGCTATAACGGTGAACCACCCCGAAATCGGTCTCGCCTTGGCTTTTCTCATGGTCACATCAGAAAACCTGATCTCGCTAGAAGCTGCTTCTGCATATAGGCTAAAGGTTTCCGCCTTCCTAGCGTTGCCAAAATCTGAAAAACGAAGCGCTGGCCCAGCGGATTGCGACCCGCCGGGCATATGGGAACGCCGATCAATGACGGCCTCAGTCAGCATCGTTATCTCCAGTCGGCTGAGCCGTTTTCTGCATCTCTTGCAACGCCAAAACCAAGTGCTCCAGAGCCATATCGCTCAGCACCAGATTTATCACTGGACGCATGGCGGGCAACCCAGCGGATGGGTCGGGATTGAACACGACTTCTCCGAAGGCGATGCGGTGAATGCCCCCGGCCCGAGCGTTGCCGAGTACGCCATCTACGAAATACGAAGGGACGTTATGCCATATAACCGGCAGGTCGGCGCGCTTCTCTGTTTCGTCGGTCATTCGTTACTCCATCCCGTCCTTCGTCCAGCGCGTCACGGACAGGCCTTAGCGGTGTCCGCGATGATATCAGGGTGGTTGTAGAACTGCGCTAGCCGCTTAGCTCCAGCGCAATCGCCAGATGCGATCAGATCACCCACTTTGGCGTAGGCGGCAGCGCGACGGTTCGCGGCCCCTTGGGCATTCTCCGCTTCAATCTGCTCTTGCTGCAATTTCAAGGCGCGAGCCCGTTCAAACGCATCCGAAAAAGTTTGCCCAGGGTTGGGCTGGTTCAGGAGCGCCCCATAGTCAGGCCCGGCCGGCGCTGGGGCGGCAGCTGGAGGGGGTGTGCTGCCATAGGTGTCGCAATGCACTTGATTGAACACAGGATAGCAGTTGGTCGTGGCCAGCTGCATTAGAATGAGCCCCAGCATATAAGCACCCCCTATTGCGAGACAGATTTTTTCGGCCGCCCCCGTTGTCTCTTCTGCGGTTTGGGCTCGATCTCAGCCATGCCCCGACGCTCGATCTGAGCCATGGCAGCGCGCACCTTGGCCGCTTTTTCAACGGGAACACCGCGAATGTCGCCCACGTAGATAAAATCCAGCGTCACACCATACGTGAGCGCGATCCCCATCGCCCCATCCAGATCCGGCCGGTTCCTGCTGAGGTAATTCGAGAAGCGATTGGCAGCCAGGCCGGCATTCCCCGCAAACTCCGCCTTGGTCGGTATCCCCGACGCAAGCCATATGGCTTCCAATCGCTTGGCGATTTGGTCTGGGTGGGCCTCTGGCGGCATCGAAAAAGCTTCTGGCATCGCCCACATTGCATCACGCGGCGTGAAGCGGCGCAATTCACACAGAGCACTTGACTGGGTATTCACACTGTGTGAATATCGGCAGATGGACAAGCCGAACCTGATCGATAGCCTTGGCGGCTCCGGCGTAGTTGCTGGAGAGCTTTCGCTAAAAACGAACCGCGTCTCGATGTGGCGCGATCGTGGAGTTCCGTGGCGCTGGCGTCCCCGGATTGCAGAACTGGCGCGAGAAAAGGGCGTGCAGATTCCTGCGGATTTTCTCGCGCCAGAAATGGCTGCGTGATGTCAGGCGCCGCGCTTCGCAGTGATGGGAACCACGACAGGAGAGAATTCCGCCAGGAGAATTTGCTCTGCCTGCCATTCTCGCATCGCGTTGCGCCCAGCAAAGATAATGGCGCTAAAAAGGGCTGGCGACATGACATATTCGACGCTGGCTTTTTCGTCCTGCAGTCTGACGTAGCCAGCCGCGAATTTGATAGTTGGAATAGCTTCGACGAGCAACGTACGCATGGCCCAACTCCCGACTCGGAAAGCGGGACGCTCGCATGGTTCACCCCGATAGCGCTATCGTTCCGTAGTCTAATCGGGCGATATTTTTCGTCCATTGTGGCGCTTAACTGCGGGGCCTCGGTATGAGCTGGAGGGCTGAATGGTGGCTTCATGTGGCCCTCGCGATCCTGATCGGATTCGGCTTGGTATGGATTTCCCTGTCTTTTGTAGACTGGAATTTCACAGCGCTTTTTAAAGACCGGTTAGGCCGCTTTATTTTCCTTGATTTCGGCTGCTTGGCGTCGGGTGCCTCATGGTATTTCCTACGGAGGTCAGCATGATCCCTGTCCTGATCTACTTCGGGATTTGCATCGCCTTTTACGGTGCGCTGTTCCTCGACAGCTACATTTGGAAGTTGCGCGAGCGCCGCAATCACGCGCCTCGCCACTGCGCTGAACTGCTGCGGGCCAGGAAAAAGCGTCTCATCCATTCCCGACCATCTACTTCGCAGGTGCGGTAAAGATCATGACTGATGCGAACAGAACAAAGCAGGATGTTGTTTCTCAGCAGGAGCGGATGCTGCGGCTCGCCGAGCGGGATTATGGCCTGACACTGGCCGCCCTGAAGGCTGAGACCGGCATTCCCAAGGAAACGCTCGCATCGTGGAAGCGCGATGTTGCAATGCCGGCATGGGCTCTCGTTGCCCTGTCGCGTGCGATCCCTGACGAACTGGTCTCGCTGATGTTCGAACCGGCCGGAAAGGTCGTGTCGTCGATCGAGGCTGGTGACGAAGTTCTGGACGATCTCGCCGAGGAAGCGGCTGAGTACGTCGCCGAATATACCCGCGCCCGCAGCCCCAACAGCCCCGGTGGTGCGCAGATCATCCCCATGGAGCGCGCCAAGCTGAGCGAGACCGCTCGCCGGGTCGGCGCCAAGGCGAGGTTGGTACGATGAGCCAGCATTGCCCTACCTGCGGGAATAAGCTTCCCAAGAATTTCCCGACGTGGCGCCGCTGGACAGCGGAAGAAGACGCGATCGTCCGTGAGTTCTCCGCGCGGGGGCCTGAGTGGATTCATCGGCACCGTCTGCAGAACCGATCGATGGATGCCATCAATGCACGTCGTCAGACACTGGAGCGAGTGGAGGGCGTCCGCCTTCCCCGCCTCTATCGTGTCCAGCCGCTCAAGGTCGTGTCGCCGATTGATTTCAGCCGAGACGGCAATCCCATCCGCTTCGAAGGAGCATCGAAATGACCGGAGCCGTTATCGCCGGACTGTCGGCGTATGCCTTGCTTTGCACGTTCGTGATGGCCGGTGCGATCTACAAGGCCTTCGCCAATCACAAGATGCTGTCCCAGGCGCTCTGGCGCGAGGCCACGCTTGCCCATCTGCTGACCCGTCGCCGGCACCGCGAAGAGGGCTTGCCCCAGCCGCGCGCCGCGAACGGCCAATTCACCGCAGCCTGAAAACCAAAAGAGGGCGGCCAACCCCGCGAAAGGCGCCGCCCTCAAATTCCCGAAGGAGCAAGAGGACTATGACATCTCGAACGGAAATCAGCAAGATCGAAGGCTTTCTGCGCCGCAACCCCGGCTGCACCTTCGTTTTCCATCGCGAAACTGGCTTTTGCAAATCTGAGTTTCAGGTCGGTGTCCCCTCCGCCGACATCCGTCATGGCGGCCTGATCTGGGGCAATGCTGCAACGCTCGATGGTGCGTTCGCCATCGCCTGCGAGAAGCGTGATGACCGGCTCGGCCGGCAGGCGGCTGCGTAATGCGCGCCGATCTTACCGCCATACAGGTAAAGGCTCTTGTCGATCACCTCCGTGACGTTCTCGGCGAGGATCTGGACGACCAGACATTGCTGGACGGCCTTGAAGGCGAAACCGACCTGTTCGAGTTCGCATCCCGCCTGCTCGACAAGATCGAGACGGACGAGGGCGTCAAGGCTGCGCTGGTCCAGCAGATCAAGGATCGCAACGACCGGAAGGCGCGTGCTGAGCAGCGGATCGAGCATTTCCGCGAGACCCTGCGCGGCCTGATGGAAACGGCCGGCGTGGAGAAACTCCCGCTGCCGGAAGCCACGGTGACGCTCCGCTCGCTCGACGACAAGCTGGTTGTGACGGACAAGGAAGCCGTCGCCGACGAGTACAAGAAGCCCAAGTACGAACCGGACATGGAGGCGATCAATGGCGCCTTCGCCGATCCCAAAAAGGCTCTCCCCAACTGGCTGCGCCGGGAAACCGATCGCGTCAGCCTGACGATCCGGAGGCGCTGAGATGGACACCATCTTCAAGCAACTTGCCGCGCCATTTCCCGGCAACGCGGTTCACTGGCGTGCCCAGACACTCAACCGTGAGGGCACGTCCGCGATGGCGCTCGCCTACATCGATGCCCGCGACGTTCAGGACCGGCTCGATGCCGTGATGAGCCCTGCCAATTGGCGAGATAGCTACGTCGAGACGGCCAAGGGGCGCCTGATCTGCACGCTCGAACTGCGGATTGACGGCGAGTGGATTGGCAAGGCCGATGGCGCTGGTGATACCGACGTGGAAGGTGAGAAGGGCGCGATCAGCGATGCCCTGAAGCGCGCTGCCGTGAAGTGGGGCATCGGCCGATACCTCTACGACATGCCCGTCATCTGGGCCGAGTGCGAGAGCTACGAGCGCAACGGGAAGAAGGCGTGGAAGAAATGGACCGACGCCGGTCTACGCAAGCTGACCGGAGCCCGTGGCCCTGCTCCCGTGCAGTCGAAGCCCGAACAGGTCGATGACTGCGATTGGGCCGCGCTCGCTCAGATGATTCAGGCAACGGGCACGAACGTCCAGTCCTTCTGCGAACACTACAAGGTCTCGGCCACGAACGAATTGAGCAAGAGCCAATTCGCCGACGCCATGGATCTCCTCACCAAGCGGGCTGCGGCCCAGAACAAGAAAGCAGCATAATGGCTGGCAGCGTCAACAAAGTCATTCTCATCGGTGCGCTGGGTCGCGACCCCGAGAGTCGTTCGTTCCAGAACGGCGGGAAGGTCGTCAACCTGCGTCTTGCCACCTCCGAGACATGGAAGGACAAGAGCACTGGCGAGAAGAAGGAGCGCACCGAATGGCATTCGGTCGCTATCTTCAATGAGGGCCTGTGTGGCGTTGCCGAGCGATTCCTCCACAAGGGCAGCAAGGTCTACATTGAAGGCCAACTCCAAACCCGGAAGTGGCAGGATCAGTCCGGCGCCGATCGCTACACGACCGAAATCGTGGTGCAGGGATTCAACGGCACCATGGTCCTTTTGGGCGATAAGCCAGGCGGGTCTTCGGACGGCGGTGATCAGCGGGAAAGCGCCGGTAATCAGCAATATTCCGGCGGGTCTGACCTCGACGACGAGGTGCCGTTCTGATGCTCCCACAGCGCCTTCCCAAGAAGCCGAAGCGCGCATCACGCTGGCGCTCGCAGGCTCACTGCAATTTCGTCCGGTCCCATGCCTGCTGCCGCTGCGGCTCAGACGTGGCGATCGAGGTTGCCCATGTCCGTATCGGTTCCGGTGCAGGCATGGGCCAGAAGCCTGACGACTGGCGCACTGTGAGCCTATGCCGTTCCTGCCACCAGGGCGACCAGCACAATATCGGAGAGCGCACCTTCTGGCGGGACCAGGACGTGGAAGCGCTGATCCGCGAGTTTATTCAGGCATCGCCCCGCCGTCGTGAGATCGAGGCCGAGATGCGGGAGCGTGCAGCATGAGCGCCGGCCAAACAATCCGGCTCGTCGGCGATAGCCAGCGGGCCTATGCTCATCGGCTGATCGAGAAAGCCCCGGCCGGAGCTGTGCTGAACGTCCGCGAGGCCACCCGCACAGGCGAGCAGAACGCGAAGATGTGGGCGATGCTGTCCGACATCTCTCGCGCCAAGCCTGGTGGCCGCACCCTGACTCCAGATGTCTGGAAAGCGCTGTTCATGCACGCGCTGGATCATTCCCTCCGCTTTGAGCCGGCCCTGGATGGCAAGGGCATGGTCCCTGTGGGCTTCCGTAGTTCGCACATGACCAAGCCCCAGATGAGCGACCTGATCGAGTTCATGTACGCTTGGGGCGGTGAGCATGGCGTGCACTGGTCCGAGGAGGCCCAAGCGGCATGATCGAGCTTCCCTTCCCGCCTTCGATCCTCTCCGGCCATGCCAAGGGCAATGCGCACTGGACCAAGATCCGAGTGACCAAGCAGCATCGGGAGTGGGCTCGTCTAGCGACGCGCGCGGCTGGCATCGCTGCGCCAAGCGCTGGCGACATCCGCGTGATCGTCTGCTTCTACCCGCCCGATCGCCGCGGCGACCGTGTGAATTTCCCCAACCGCATGAAGCCGTATTTCGACGGCATCGCCGATGCGTTGAAGGTGAACGATTCCCGGTTCCTGCCATCCTATCATTTCGCTGAGCCCGTCAAGAACGCTCGCGTCACGGTTGAAATCGCATGACCGCTGCCCGCAAGCTCGACATCCGCGAATGCGAGGTGAAGCAGCCCCACCAGTGGCTCAAGCACCTTGGGGGCCAATGCCCTCTCAACCCCGAGACGATCGTATCCGTTCGCTTCCGCAACGGCGAGGTGAGCAAGCATACCTATGCCGCAAGGCAGTTTCGCTGGCACCGCTTCCCGCGAGGCGAGACGCCCTTCGATATCGTGGCTTTCAAGATAGCGGAGGGCGCAGAGTGAGCCTGACTGCTGCTGCTATCAGGATGCTTGCCGACAAAGGCCTTTCTGCGTCCGAAATTGCTGATCTGGCGGAGGCGAATTCGCCTGCCAGATCGTCGGCAGCAGTTCGTCAAAAGCGCTATCGGGATAACAAACGTGACGTAACGCGTGACGTAACGCCCCCCCCTATAGAAAGAAATCATACCCCCCCCGTTATTTCCGAACCTGACGGTTCGGACGCGGCTGCGCCGGTCAACGAGATCGAGCAGGTCAGTCCGGACAAGGTGATGTTCGATGCCGGGCGGCGGCTGCTCACCCAATCCGGCATCCCCGATGCGAAAGCCCGCCAGATGTTGGGGAAGTGGCGGAAGCAACACGGGGTCGAATCCGTCATTGCCGCGCTCGGCCAAGCCCAGCGTGAGGGAGCAATCGAACCAATTTCGTTCATTGAGGGATGTTTTCGCCATGCAAGACAGTTCGGGACACCCACTTCGCGTCCAACTTCCGACCCGGCCGGGCCAAGCGTTACGAGTTCCGCCTTCGCGCAAGCTTATGAAGACCTGGGAGTGGGGCAATCTCGCCCTGATCCGCAGACGCTTTGGGACGGACTTGGAGACGGCGGTGCCAGCGGCGATAGCGTTGGCAGAATTGCAGCTTTCCCCGGCGACCCCGGCCGAATTCGAGGCTCGTCTTACTCCGGTTTTGAGCCTGTGCGCGCCATCGGGCATGGGCGCTGCTGAGCGGACGCAATGGATCAAGGCTGCGATCATCATGCTTGGCCGAATTCCAAGCGATTTGCTGGCGATCGGGTGCCTCTGCGCCATGGAAACGAGCGATCATCCCAGCAAGATCGTCCCAGCTATCCTGAAAGCCATTCAGGAGCGCTGGAATGCTCGCAAAGCCGATCTTGCGGATCTGAAGCGCTTGGCCTCCGCGTGCGAACAGGAGGCTCCGGAATTCTGATGAACACCCACACCACAAGGGAGGGGAGGATGCGCCGGCCCTATCAGACGACGACGCGAGAGCGTGGGGCCCTGTATGTCCGCGAGTGCCTGGAGCGGGGCCGGGATCCCCGCCCCAGCGAGATGGTCCGTCGCGGCATCGGTGCTAACTGGAAATCCGCACAGCGCATTCTCGCATGGGCCGTGGACGCGAATTTGACATATCGCGAAATGGCTTGATCGGTTGTATTTGGTTCGGCGCTATGGCGCGCCCGACCAAGTATGATCCAGCCTATTGCGAGCAGCTTGTTGCCCACATGGCAGAGGGGGCGAGCGTCACCTCGTTTGCTGCCGAAATCGATGTAGCGCGCTCAACGATCAACGAATGGGCAGATAATCACCCCGAGTTTTCGGAAGCGCTATCGCGGGGCAAGGCGAAATGCTTGTCTTGGTGGGAGAAAGCGGCGCGCTCGACGGCCCTTGATGGCAAGGGTAATGCCACCGTCATCACGTTCGGCCTGAAGAACATGGGCAAGGATGAGTGGCAGGAAAAGCAACTTATCGGTTCCGATCCTGACGCACCGCTCCCCGGTCTCGTTGTCCATTTCGCAAAGACCGGCGAATGAACGAGGTCAGCATCCCTGATTGGGCAGAGGTCCTGTGGAAGAAGGACGCTCGCCACATCGCGCTCTGGGGCGGGCGCGGCGGTGCGAAGTCCCGGTCCATCGCCACGTCCATGATCATCCAGAGCGCGCAGGAGCATCACCGGGTTCTATGCGCCCGCGAGGTGCAGAAGAGCATCAAGGATTCGGTCAAGCGCCTGCTGGATGACGAGATCGAGCGTCTAGGACTGTCAGCGGCCTTCACCAGCACCGAGAGCGAGATACGCGGCCCCAATGGGTCGCTGTTCATCTTCACGGGCCTGAAGGGCAACGCGGCGAACGTGAAGTCTATAGAGGGCGTGACGGATTGCTGGATCGAGGAGGCGCAGAGCGTCAGCCAGGACAGCATCAACACGCTGGTGCCCACGATCCGCGCGGAGGGTTCGCGGCTGATTTGGTCTTGGAACCCTGATCTGGAGACGGATCCGGTTGACGTGATGTTCCGCGGCGAGAACGGCGCGCCGCCGCGCTCGTTCGTGCTGAACGTCAATTACGATCGCAATCCGTGGTTCCCGGCTGAGCTTGCCGAGCAGATGGAGTTCGATCGCAGTCGCGACATCGACAAGTATAATCATATCTGGCTGGGGCAGTACCGCCGGAACAGTGAAGCGCGCGTGTTCAAGAACTGGCGCGTCGAGCCGTTCGAGGCCGAGATCGGTGCGGAGCATCGCTTGGGCGCAGACTTTGGCTTCAGCATCGATCCGAGCTGCGCCATCCGCTGCCACATCCAGGGCCGCACCATCTTCGTGGACTACGAGGCGTATGGGCTGGGCGTGGAGATCGTGAATCTCCCGAACTTGTTCATGTCCATCCCCGAGTCTGAGAAATATTGGATGACGGCCGATAGCGCACGGCCGGAGACGATCAGCCATCTGCGCAAGCATGGCTTCCCGAACATCCAGCCGGCGCTCAAGGGCGCCCGTTCGCTGGAAGAGGGCGTGGAATTCCTCAAGAGCTACGACATCGTGGTTCACCCGCGCTGCCAGCATCTGATCGACGAACTGACGCTCTACAGCTTCAAGGTGGACAGCCTCACCGGCCAGGTCACCTCCGTGCTGGAGGACAAGAATAACCACCTGATCGATGCGCTGCGGTACGCGGTCGAGGGCGCGCGACGGGCACTGTCGCGGAAGCCTACCACTGTTTCGATCGCCATTCCCGGCATGGCATCAGCATTCGCGAGGCGCGCATGATCTATCTCGGCCCTGTGCGTCTGCACATCCTGACGACGGCGCCCTTCAGCATCACCGGCCTGCATCCGCAGCGCTATCGCTTTACGCTGGAGGCGCGTCGTGGCTGACGAGTTCGAGCCCATCGCCGAGAGCGACATTGAGGATACGAAGGACGCGGGCACCAGCCAGAAGATGCTGGATCTGCACGACAAGGCCATGCGTAGGTTCGATAGCGTGGCGATGCCCCAGCAGGAATTGCGGGCTCAGTCGCTGGAGGCGCGCCGCTTCGTCACGATCCCCGGCGCGCAGTGGGAAGGCGCATGGGGCGAGCAGTTCGAGAACGCGCCTCGTCCCGAGGTGGACAAGATCACCAAGTCCCTTGAGAAGATCGAGACGGATTTCCGGGAAAACCGCCTAACCGTCGATTTCGTGCCGGGCCAGGGCGCGGACATCGATACAGCAGACCTGCTCGATGGCATGCACAGGGCTGATAGCCACTATTTCAAGGCGCAACAGGCCCGCGACAATGCCTTTCAAGAGGCGATCCGTGGAGGATTTGGCGCCTATCGCCTGACGACGGACTATGCCGACCCGTATGATCCTGATGACGATAGCCAGCGCGTCAATCCCGGTCTGACGATCGTTGATGCGGATCAGTCCGTCTATTTCGATGGCGGATCGATCCTCTACGATGCGTCCGATGCACAGTGGGCGATCATCATCACCGCTGCGCCGCGCGCTGAGGCGGAAGAGAAATGGGGCGCTGACAACATCGATCCATGGCCGCTCGCCAACTGGAAATATGCGTGGGATTGGTACACGCCTGATATCGTCCGCACGGCGGAATATTACGATGTCGAGGAGACAGCGGACAAGCTGCTGATCTTCATGCAGAAGGACAGCCAGGAAGAGCAGCGCTATTTCGCTACCGAGCTGGACGATGATGCCCTGAAGGATCTCAGGGATCAGGGATGGGAGAAATCGGAGCGCTCGATCAAGCGGCGCCGCGTCCACAAATACATCCTGAACGGCAGCAAGGTGCTGAAGAACTGCGGGTATATCGCAGGCGATCAGATTCCGATCGTGCCGGTGTACGGCAAGCGGGATTATGTGGACAACATGCCCCGCTGGCGTGGGCATGTCGGCAAGATGATGGACCGTCAGCGGATCTACAACACCCGCATCGCCAAGCTGGTCGAGACGGACAGCCTCGCGCCCCGTGAGGTGCCGATCATCGCCGTAGAGCAGATCGCCGGCAGTATCAGCGATGGCGCGGGTGGTGTGCGCTCGCTCGCCGATGTGTGGGCACGTCAGAACATCGATCGCCTGCCCTTCCTGCCGATCCTGCCGCTCAAGGATGATAATGGGCAGATCGTCAGCGCCGGCCCTCTCGGTAAGGTCGATCCGCCTCAGGTCCAACCTGTCACAGCGGCATTGCTCCAGATCGCGTCAAGCGACCTCACGGATGAGGACGACAACGCCGATCAGGTGAAGGCGAACACGTCGGCCGAAGCGATGGACATCGCTGCGGCGCGCGTCGATGCCAAGTCGGGCATTTATCTCGACAACATGCGCCAGAGCATTGCGCGTGAGGGCGAGATCTATCTTGGCATGGCACGCGCGGTATATTTCGAGCCGGGCCGCAAGGTTGAGACGCTGACGATCGATGGCCAGGATGGCGAGGCCACGCTCAACGAGACGGTTCTAGACAAGGGCATGTACAAGGTCCGCAATGACCTGAGCCAAGGCAAGTTCAAGGTCATCGCTGACGTTCAGGAATCGACGGCGACCAAGCGCCAGAAGACCGTCAAGCAGAACATGGAGATCGCTGCGGTCGCGGTGCAGGCGCAGGATATGCAGCTTGCTCAAGCCGCCACCCTGAACGCCGTGCTCAATCAGGATGGCGAGGGCCAGCAGGACATGCAGGCCTATGCCCGTTCCCGTCTGATTGCTCTGGGTGTGGTCAAACCGACGCCAGAAGAGGCGCAGGAGCTTCAGCAGGCCGCGCAACAGCAGCAGCCTGACCCACAGGCCATTGCACTGCAGGCCGCTGCTCAGGAGAGCCAGAGCAAGTCCGCACTCAACATGGCGAGCGCGCAGCAGAAACAGGCCGATGCTCAGCTCAAGACCGCGCAGGCCGAGGAGCTATCTAAGGCGCCGGCCGTGCCGACTGGCCTCACCACACCAGCCAATGATGCTGTGGATGCCGTGGACAAGCTCGCGGGCGCCAAGCTGAAAGCGGCTCAGGCTGAGCATCTTCAGCAGGACATGCACCACCAGCGCATCCGCACAGGGCATGATCTGGAGATGGAGCGCCGACAGCAGGATCTAGCCGAACGGCAACAGGATCATGCCGAAAGCCAGCCTCAGGGGGATGCGGCGTGAGCGTCATCAGCTTCGCGCAGGCGAAGGAGGATCGCATCCCTCATTGGTCCGGGGAGTGCAAATGCGCTGGATGCGGACATGAGTGGATCGGGGTTGGCCCCATGGGCACCGTGGATCGCCTGCAATGCCCTTCGTGCGAGCTGCCTCGCGGGCTCATCAAGAACAATTTTGGTGCGCCAGAGGGAGCGCTTGGCTTCGCATGCAATTGCGGTTGCGAATATCTGATTGCCTACATCTGGAAGGGGAAGAAGCTCATCCGATGCGTTGGCTGTGGTGAGGATCAGACGAACGCGGTGTGGTCATGACCCTCACGCTGATCACCAGCCAGCCGCCAGCCGCAGACATAGCGGACACGATGGATCGGCTTCTGGAGATCGTGTCCGAAGGCGGGATGTCTTCGATCGCTATCGCGATGGTGGACCGCGATGGATGCAGCCGCACGATCTGGTCTGAGGCCCCCTGTGTCCAATCACTGATCGGTGCGGTCGCGATCCTGCAGCAGCGCCTTGTTCGTGAAGCAATCGATGACGAATAGCCGTCCGCCGGGCTTTCAGGCGCGTGGAGAGAACAATGATCGACGGGGAAAATGAAGACCAGGAACTCCTGCTGGACACGACCGCGTCCGAAGGCGAGGAAGGTGAAGCGTCGCAGGATCAGGAAGGGCAGCAGGACGCACAAGCTGCTGATGATGTCCTGACCATCGAGATCGAGGGGGATGATCTCGGCGAAGACACGCCCCTGGTCCGCCGCCTGCGCCAGGAAGCAGCCGATGCCAAGCGGGAGGCCGCTGCGCTTCGCAAGACCACGCGCCCCAAGATCGAGGTCGGCGAGGAGCCGACGCTGGAGGGCTGCGACTACAATGAGGATCATTTCAAGGCGCAGTGGCGCAAATGGAATGAGGATCGTCAGCGGGCCGCAGCAGTCGAGCATGAGCAGGCGGAGATCGCTTCTGCTCAGCAGCGCAAGTTTGAGCGCGTGCGGTCCCAAGTGATCCAGAAGGTCGCGTCCTATGGCGTCGATGATGTCGATGCGGCCGAGAAACGGATCGTGGAAGCGCTGGGGCCGGAAATCTCCAGTCTCGCCATGATGGCCATCCCCGGCGCGGACAAGCTCTTCGCCGCGCTGGCAAAGAGTCCTCGCCACCTGAGCGAGATCGCCAGCCACACCGATCAGACCGATCGACTGCGCATGCTCATCGAACTGAAGGACAAGATCGTGATCAAGAACGGCAAGAAGCCTCCGGCGCCCGAGGCGGATACCATCCTGCGCAGCACCACCTCGGTCGCTGCCAAGGTCGATGCGACCGAGCAGCGGCTGGAAAAGGAAGCCGAGCGGACGAACGATTATACCAAGCTGTTCGAGTACCGCCGGGGCAAGCGCAAGGCGGCTTGACGGTTGCCTAAAGTTTAGGCATTATCCGCGACGCACCAAACCAGGGACCTCCGCCTGAAACGGGAGCGAACGGTGTGATCGGGTCGGTCAACGGCCTTTTTCACGTTCGCTGAGGTTCCCATGGCCAATTCCTTCTCCAAGCAGGAGGTGGTGGCGTTCGATCAGGTTCTCGAAGGTTTCGAGGACGCGCTCGTCATCTCCAAGGCTTTCCGCAAGTATCAGCTCGACGGCACGACCGCAGAGCGCGCCTTCAACACCATCTGGCGTCCGCAGCCCTATATCGCGCAGTCGTTCACGGGTCTGGATCAGACCTCGAACTTCGCGCGCAATTACACCCAGCTTTCGGTTCCGACCACGCTGAGCTACAGCCACGCTGTCCCACTCACCATGACGGCGCTGGAACTGCGCGACGCGCTGCAGGAGCAGCGTCTCGGTCAGGCCGCGCTCCAGCGGCTTGCGTCCGACATCAACGTGGACTGCATGAACCTCGCGTCCCTCACGGGCTCGATCGTGGTCAAGCGGACGACTGCGGCTTCCGGCTTCGATGACCTGTCGGCGGTGGACACCGTCTTCAACAACCAGGGCATCCCGATGACGATGCGGAAGGCGTTCCTGTCGTCCGCGGACTACAACTCGATGGCGTCGAACCTCGCCGGCCGCCAGACGCTGAATGGCCGCACCGAGGATGCCTACACCAACGCCCGCGTGGGCCAGGTGGCAGGCTTCGACACCTACAAGATGGATTATGCCTATCGCCTCACCGCTGCAACGGCGACGGGCGTGACCATCACCAACACCAACCCGCTGTTCTATACGCCGGCTGCGACCGTGGCTTCGGCGGATGGCCTGACCCGCAACAATGTGGACAACCGCTTCCAGAACATCTCGATCGCGGTGACCTCGGGCACGGTGAAGGTCGGCGACGCCTTTGTGATCAATGGCGTCAACGCCGTTCATCACATCACCAAGGGCGATACGGGCGCGCAGAAGACCTTCCGCATCACCGGCATCGTGTCCGGCGCGGGTGGTACGGGCGTCGTCACGATCACCCCGCCGATCATTTCGGGCACTGGCGGCACCGATCCGGAACTGCAGTACAAGAATGTGGTGGCGGCCCCGACCAATGGCGCGGCGATCACCTTCCTGAACACCGTGTCTGCGCCGGTCAACGTGTTCTGGCAGGATGACTGCTTCGAGATCATGCCGGGCCGTTATGTCCCGGCCACTGACTCGGGCATGGCCGTCATGTCGGCGACCACTCAGAGCGGAATCACCGTGACGATGGCTCGCCAGGGCGCGATCGGCGATCTCAGCACCAAGTACCGCTGGGACGTGTTCTACGGCCTCGTCAATCTCCAGCCGGAGATGTCGGGCATCGAACTGTTCAACCAGACCTGATCCCTGAGCCTCCCCCGGTTTCGGCCGGGGGCTTTTTGCATGAGCCGGGGGCTTTGGAGATTTCGACATGGCAGACAAGATCACGACCGACGAAACGCTTCCGGATGTGCCGGCTTCCAAGGTGAAGGCCGCGCAGCTGGAGGGCATTCAGGACGCCATCGCGGAAGGCGCGAAGGCACGCTTCCTGCAGACCGATGGCGTCGAGGTGCAGGACTATGATCCGGGCATCACGCCGACCTATGACGTGTTCCACCTTCAGGATCTGGTGGATCTGGACCCAGACGCGCTGAAGGCGACGCTGGACGGCAAGGGCGATCGCCCCGTGTCGCTGTCCGAAGGTCAGGTTGCCGGCCTTCTGGAGGTCGAGCGCTCGGGCAAGAACCGCACGGATATCGTCAAGGTGTTGTGCGACCATCTCGGCATCGATTCGCCCTACGAGGTAACTGATGCCGGCCCGAACTACACCAATGACGTGAACCGTTCGGCGGTGAAGCCGCGTGGCTGATCCGTGCGCCGAATATCCGAAAGCGTCCTACAGGCTCGGCGCGCAAGCCGATGTCTGGGGTCGAATGATGGACATTCGGCACCTGATCGATCGAGAGGATGAGGAAGCCGCCCTGAGTGAGGGATGGGCGCTTCATCCTCTCGATGTTCTCGATGATGAGCCGCTGATCGCCGAAGAGCTTGACCAGCCCCGGCGCCGCGGTCGTCCGCCCAAGGCGAGGACCGAATAATGGCTCTGACCTATCATATCAACTATCGGGGCATCCCAGGGACTCTGATTTACATCACAGGGTCGGATGGCGTGTCACGCGGCACTATCATCCCGGCGATGACGCTGGATGATGGCACCGGGACCGGGTCGCCTCTCGGCTCTGCCGCGAACCCGCTGAACATTACCAGTGGTTCCGGCGCTTCGTCCAATCAGGTGCAGGGCAACGCTGCCTCCGGGGCGACGGATACAGGCAACCCTGTAAAGGGCGCTGCAGTCTACAATTCGACGCTTCCGCTCGTCACGACTGGCCAGCGCGTTGATTTTCAGGCGGGGCGGAATGGCTCTCTGTTGGTTGGCACCGGCACGAACGGGACTGCGGGGCGAGATGCCATTGGCCAGCTCAATGGTTTTGTTGCAGCGACCGACACGACTAGTGCCGCTGCTCCCAATCCCATTGCCTCTGCGACTCATGTGTTCAACGGAACGACGTGGGATCGTCAGAAAAAGCCCAACGCGACCGGCCGCCTTCTGTCATCTGCTGCAACGACGAATGCGACATCCGTAAAGGCTACGGCCGGTGATATGTTCCGCATTTCCGGCAATAACACGGTCGCGACCAAGCGCTATCTCAAGATTTACGACAAGGCGTCGGCACCAACGGTTGGGACTGACGTGCCTCGCCGGACGATCCCACTGCTCGCTTCGGCCGCGTTCGACTTCAGCTTCCCGACGCCTATGTATTTCGCCAACGGCATCGCGTTCGCGATCACGGCAAATGCGGCCGATGCTGATACCACAGCAGTGGCTGCGGGCGATATCGAGTGCCTCATGCTGGATTATGCGTGATGGGCTGGTTTTCTAACCTGATCCCGCCCTCACCAGCTAGTGCGATGCCGCCAGGCGTGTCCGATGCGGGGGCATTGGGCAACAACACAAACCAGTTCGCTCTGGCGGATCACACCCACGCCAGCAAGGCGCGGAAGATGATCGCGGCGATCACGAATGCCACAACCTACACGTGGACCTATCCCACGGCTTTTGGCGCAGGCGTGGTCCCGATTTGCAACGGCATCGCACAGACGGCGGCCGGGGTGACGGACCTGATCAACGTGCAGATCCAGGGCGTTCCGACGAACACCCAATGCACCTTCGTGATCACCCGCTATCAGCAGAGTCTGGCGTCGCTGCTTGGGCTGACGATCCTGTCCCTGAACACGGGCGGCTTCACGGGCAACCTTCATCTGATCGCGTTCGAGCCGTGACGGTCGTTCCGGTCTTTGGCGGCCCGAAGAAGCGGGACATCATCCAGCGAGCTTATGGGTTCTGCGGACAGGCGGCCTATGAGTTCGAGCTGACCCCGGAAGAGTATAATGCCGGTCTGCGGGCAATGAATGACCAGCTCGCAGCCTGCAACTGCACGACCTACAATTTCCCCGAATATGGCGATGGCAACGCTGAGGATGAAAGCGGGTTGGCCGCGAACGATATTCTCGGGGTATCTTACTACGTCGCGCAGCTGCTGGCTCCGCAGATCGGCAAGACGCTGACCGCCAGCAAGCCGGCTTCCCGCGCGTGCGATCTCTTCCTGATGAAATGGCAGGCCATTCCGTCTGTCGAACTTGGTCGTCAAACGCCGCGTGGTGCGGGCAACCGCTACTGGAACGGGCCTTTGCCTTTCTTCGTGGCGCCCGTGTCGGAAGACGAGCCCGCGCAGTAATGCAAATCCCCCTGCTCTCCGGCATCACTACGTCCGAGATGGCGGATTTCAACATCTCCTATCCGATCAACCTTGAGCCTGTCGCCGCCGAAAACGGCATTTCTCAAGGATATGTGCGCAGCGCCATGGGCGCCGTGCCTTTTGCCACGGGGCCTGGGGTTGATCGAGGCGGGATCAACTGGAACGGCACCCTCTATCGCGTGATGGGCACCAAGCTGGTCAGCATCGCCCAAAATGGCGCCGTGGCGACGTTGGGGGATGTGGGTGCCGGCGGCCCCGTCAGCATGGATTATGGATTCGATCGGCTGGCAATCCAGAGCGGGACAAGCCTCTATTATTGGAATGGATCGATCCTCACCCAGGTGACAGATCCCGACTTGGGGCAATGCCTTGATGTGCTCTGGATGGATGGATATTATATCTCGACGGACGGGACGTACATCATCGTCACCGACCTGACCGATCCAACCAGCATCGATCCGCTGAAATATGGTTCGGCCGAAGCGGATCCGGATATGGTGACGGGGCTTTTGCGGCTGCGCGACGAACTTTATGTTTTCGGCTCGAACACGATCCAGATTTTCACGGACCAGGGTGGCACAGTCTTTCCGTTCGCGGTCAACGATGGCGCCACGATCCCAATCGGCTGTGTCGGGCCGCGCGCAAAATGTCTGTTCTCGCAGACCTTCGCGTTCTGCGGCGCCGGGCGAAACCATGCTCCGGCGATCTGGCAGGCTAGCGGCGGCACGGCGCTCAAGCTCTCCACCCGCGCCATTGACGACATGCTGGCGGAGGTTGCCGACCTTTCCACAGTACAGCTTGAGGCGCGCGTTTCTCGCGATGAAGAGCGCCTTTATATCCACCTTCCAGATCGCACGCTCGTCTATCTGCAGAAAGCCTCGACGATCGCCGACAAGCCAGTCTGGTATGTGTGCAACTCGGGCCAAGGCATGGACAAAGCCTATCGCCCGCGCAACGCTGTTTACGTCTATGGCAAGTGGTTCGTAGGCGATACGGAGAGCAATGCGGTAGGGGTTCTTGATGAGGGCATTGCTACCCATTTCGGCGAGGCCGTAGGCTGGCAGATCATCACGCCCATGCTTTACAATGCCGCGAAAAGCGGGATCGTGCATTGCCTGGAGCTTGTTGGGCTACCTGGGCGGCATAAGTCCACCACCGAGCCCGCTGCGTTTTTCTCCTATTCGCTCGATGGCGAGACATGGAGCATGGAGCGGACCAATCGTCTCGGCCGCGCCGGCAACCGTGTCAAACGCATCACTTGGAACCCCCATAAGCGGTTCCGAAACTATATGGCGTTGAAATTCAGGGGTGACAGTTCCGCACTGGCGGGCTGGGCAGCGCTGGAGGCGGATATCGAGCCGTTGGCTGCATGAGCACGACCGTCACTCGTTCGGACATCCAGAAACTGGCATCGCTGGTCAATGGGAAGATCGTACCGCTCGATACCAAGCTCTTGCGCTGGTTCGAGGATCTGGCGGGTATCGGCAAATCCAATGCTGACGCGATCAATGGCCTGACGGACGCAACGACAGGCATCACCGCAGTCACCGCGCTGACGCTCTCTAACAATGCCGCCTTGGACAATGAGCGGATTTTCACGCCAGATCCGAACCTGTTCACCGCCTCGGATGGCGGACCAGGGGGGCAATATACAATCACCCTCGCCTATCCGATTATCCTCAATGGCGGGTTCGCCTGCACCTTCAACCTTGAGGCGGATACCAACCTTGACCTGCCTTCGTCGGGCCGCGTTCTGACCGATGACATCGTATTCCCCGGACCCTACGCTGATGACACCGCAGCGGCGACTGGCGGTGTTCCTGTGAATGGGGCTTATCGGAAAACTGGCGGAACGGTCGCATGGCGCCAGACTTGACCGTTGCCCAATAAATAGGCATAGTCCCCACACGCGCGAAACAGGCCTTCCGTGGGGCCACCCGAGCTTGAGAGAGCAAGGTGGCTGTTCGTCGCGAAACCGATCCCGAGTTCGTCAACCGCATCGCTAACAGCGATAGCGTGCGCCCGTTCATCCGCCCTGATGGCGCGTTCATGGACTGGTCTCAGGTTGTAGCGCTCCCCAGCACGCAAACCGGCGTTGTCGTTCTGTCGAATGGTGAAGATGCGGTGGCTGCGTTCGAGATGACCGCGCCAGGGATTTTCCAATCGCACACGTTGTTCTCCGAGACGTGTCGCGGCCGAAAGGCGATCGAGACTGGTCGCGAGATGGTCGCGTGGATGTTCGATCATGGCGCGGACATCGTCTGGGGCGCCACGCCGCGCGATAATGCGAAGGCCCGGTGGTTCAACCGCCAGATTGGTGCCCACCCTACCCCCAATTCCGATGACGAAGACGAGATCTTCGAAATCCGCAAATCTGATTGGACGCACTGATGGCAAGCGCAGCGATTGCAGCGGGCTCCTCGATCCTGGGCGGCATCGCCGGGGGTAAGGGCGCGTCGAAAGCGGCCAAGATCCAGGCGGCGGCCTATCAGAAGGGCATCGACGAGCAGTCCCGCGAGTTCGGGATCACGCAGCAGAACGAAGCGCCCTATATTCAGGGCGGTAATACCGGCCTGCAGGCGTTCCTGAACCTGATCGGGCTCGGAACGGGTGGCGCGCAGGGTCAACAGACCGCGATCGACGGTCTCAAGGGCGGCCCGCTCTACACCTCGCTCATGAACAACGGGCAGGACGCGATCCTGGCCAATGCCGCAGCCACGGGCGGCCTTCGTGGCGGCAATACGCAGGATGCGCTGTCCCGGCTTGGCGTCGATACGCTGTCTCAGGTCTATCAGAACCAGCTCGGGAATTATGGAAGCCTGATCAACACCGGACAGGCGGCTGTCGCTGGCCAGGCGGCTGCTGGGCAGAATTACGCCAACGCCGTGAGCCAGCTTTATGGCCAGCAGGGCGGCGCGCAGGCAACGGCGGCAGCTGCGCCTTATGCCGCGATCCAGGGCATTTTCAGTCAACTTGGTGGGCAGAGTAGCGGCCTCGCAAAAGCGTTCGGCTGGTAATGGCCACCGATCCCTCTGGCATCATCGCGAACCTGCTGGCGGGTACTGGCTACGGTCGCACGGTCAGCGACTATCAGCAGCAGAACACGCAGAACCAGCTTGGTCAGCAGCAACTGGCGACTGGCGCGCTGCAGGCTGCTGCTGCTCAGCAGAAACTGACCCAGCAGGCGCGATATCAACAGTGGGCGCAAGAATACGCGCAAAATCCGACGCCGCAGAAACTTGGCCAAGGCATCGCCATGTTTCCCGACATGGCCGATGGGCTACAGAAATCTTATCAGGTTATGACAGAGCCTGAGAGAATCTCGCGCGTCACGCAGCTTTCCCAGATCTACAATGCCGCGAAATCGGGTCGCTCCGACCTCGCATCTCAGCAGATCGATGGCATCATCAATGCCGAGAAGCAGCAGGGCGTGGACACCAGCGAAGCCGAGCAGGTCAAGGCTGCACTCGCTTCAGGTGACAAGGACGCCCTGACACGCCTGCAGGCGTTCGCACAGGCTCACCTTGCTGCGGCATCCCCTGATTTCGCGAAGGCGATTGGGATTACCGGAAATGACAAGGATAGCACCCACGTCATTAATCCGGGCGGGGCTTTGGTCGATAATTCCGGGCGCGAGCTTTACCGGGCGAATGACGCGGCCCCGAAATATCAGGTCGTCAAGAATGCGAACGGTTCCGAGTCCATTGTTCAGCTGGGAGGAGGTGGTCAAGCATCTGGTGGTGGCGCCGCGCCCGCTAGCGGCGCTCCATCCACGATTTCCGATGTTGGATCGATCTGGCAGAACATAGTCAAGCGCGAGGGCGGCACGAACTCTGACGGGTCATTCCGCACGTCGCCGAAAGGCGCGATTGGCCCGGCGCAACTCATGCCGAACACGATCGCGACCGCGGCGCAGCTTGCCGGCCTTGATCCCAAGACGGTGGCGACCGATCCCAATGCCAATCTGGCGGCGGGTCAGGCCTATTTCCAGAAGCAGCTTTCGGACTTCGGTGATCCTGCCCTTGCCGCTGCCGCCTATAATGCAGGGCCGGGCCGTGTGCGGCAGGCCCTGGCTATCGCTCAGTCCAAGGGTGGCAACTGGCTGAATTATCTGCCGGCCGAGACGCGGGCCTATGTGCCTGCAGTGACGGGCGGCGCTCCGCAGTCTGCGGGCATCAAGCCGATATACACCTCTCAGGGTGGCAAGCCGGGCTATTTGATCCTCACCCCGCAAGAGGTTTCTGCCATCCCAGGCCTTGACCCGCAGACGGTCTATCAGCGCTCGCCCACGGGTGAGATCACCGCTGTGGGCGGCCAGAACAAGTCTCAGCTGAAGCCCTTGCCGCCTAAGGCGCTGGATGTCCTCTCGACGAACAATGCATCGCTGACGAACATCAATCAGGCGATCGATCTGCTCGATCCCAAGAACAAGAGCAAGGATGCGCAGGCGGCACGCTATTCGATCGGATCAAGCAATTATCTGATTCCGAACGCGATCTTGCAGCACACGGATGAAAACGGAAATCAGTTCCGGGCTCAGATCGGTCAGATCGGCGGCGTGATCATCAAGGATATTTCCGGCGCTGCCGTTTCCGCATCTGAAGACGAACGGCTGGCGAAGTGGGTGCCCTCGGTTACGGACAGCCCGAGCGCGGCGCTTGCAAAGCTGAAGAACCTTCGCCGCGAGATCATGCAGCGCAACGGAGCCGTGACAGACGCTTACAGTGAGGATCAGGGGTATCGCCCCTATTCTCCGGGCCAACAGTCACAGCCCTCTTCCGGCTTCCGCGTGCTGCGCGTGAGGCCGAAATGACGGCTGCTCCGCAAACCATGGTCTACACGGTTGATCTGGGCAACGGTCATGTCGCCGATGTCGAGGGCCCTCCGAACGCCACGTCCGAGCAGCTTCAGGCATTTCTGGCGGGGTCTGGTGGTGCTGATGATCCGGGGCAGATCCGCTATGCCGATCCTCAGGGCGGCCAGATAGACCAGTACGGGAATGCCACAGCGGTGCAGGGCAGCGACGGGCGATGGACCCTGGACCCCGGCGAACCCACGGCAGTCCCTGAAACCTCGGTTGGCGGCTCGGCGGCGCGTGGTGCAGTTGATGGCGCGACGCTGGGGTTCGGAGACGAACTGCATGGCGCTTATGAAGGCGCAAAGTCCGCTCTGACTGGCGGAGATTTCGCAACCGGCTATAACACGACGGTTGCCGGCGATCGTGCGCAGTCGGAAGCGGATCAGGAGCAGCATCCCTATGCCCGTGTCGCTGGTGAGCTTGCTGGCGGTCTTGTCGTCCCTGGCATTGGCGAGGGTGCTGGTCTTACCCGTGGTCTTTCGGCGGTGGCCTCGGATGCGTATCGTGCCGCGCGCCTCGAAGGCTTCGCAGCAGATGAGGCGCGGGTCATCGCGCAGCGTACTGTTGCGCGCCGGATTGCGACTGAGGGCGCTGCCTATGGTGGCGCATATGGCGCGGGTTCGGCGGACGGAGGTCCCAGTGAACGACTGACAGGGGCGCTTGAGGGTGGTCTTGCCGGCGGCGTCGGCGGTCTTGCTCTTGGTGGTGCTGGCCAGCTTTTAGCGGGGCGCTCATATGCCGCCCGCGAGGCGGCGCGTGCATTGCCTCTTTCAGAAGGACAACAGACGGCTGCGGCGGCTGATCGTCTCGGCATTGATCCTTTCGCAGCAGATGTCGGCGGCCCCACGACCCGGCGATTGACTGCGGCGACTGCGCAAACCCCGCTGGGGGCCGCACCTGTCATCAATGCCGCTCAGCGCGTCGGTGAGCAATCGCAGGCGGCCCGCGACCGTATCGCATCTTCGGTCGGCAACGCCCTTGATCCGGAGGCTATGGGCAACCAGGCGCGGCAGGGCGGACTGGCCTATATCCAGAGTAGCGGTCAGGCTGCACGTGGTATCTACAATGCGGCGGAAAAGGCATCTCAGGGCGCCACGGTCGATCCTACCGATGCTTTGGCGGCGCTCGACAAGAATATCTCCGAACTATCCGAAACGCCGGGCGGCGCGCCAGGCGTAGAGCGGCTTCAAGGTCTTCGCGATGCTCTGGCCAAGGGGCAAGTCAGCGTCGCCGGCATCCGCAACATGCGCAGTGTGCTGCGGCAGGAGTTCATCAAGGACGGCCTTGTTGGTTCCGATTTGGAGCGGCGCGTCAATCAGGTGCTGGATGGCGCGTCGAATGATGTCGTCAATGGGCTGAAGGCGCAAGGCAAGGATGATGCAGCCCGATATTTCTCTCAGGCCGATGCGGCGTGGAAAACCCGCATGGACACCATCAACAATGTCATCAAGCCACTGATCGGCACGCGCGAAGCCCCGAAGTCGGGCGAACAGATCGCCAAGGCGTTGACGGCCGACCTGCAGGGCAATCAGGCGCGCGCGGTGAAGTTCATTCGCTCGCTGCCCGCTTCGGAGGGCCAAGACGTTCGCGCCAGTATCATCGGCGCACTCGGAAAAGGGAATCCCGGCACACAGAACGCAGCCGGTGACAGCTTTTCGCTCAACCAGTTCCTGACGCAATGGAACAAGATAGGCCCCACGGCCAAGCGGGCCTATTTCGATGACGAGACGCGCTCGGCGCTGGAGGATCTGGCCAAGGTCGCGCAGGGTTCTCGCGAAGCCGGCGCTTATGCCAACCGATCCAATACTGGCGGCGCGCTGGGTGGACTCGCGACCGGCGCTACAAGCGTTCTTGGTATCGCCACTTTGGGCAAGACCCTGGCGCTTCAATATGGCGCCGGCAGGTTGCTCGCATCGCCACGGTTTGCTCGCTGGTTAGCGCGCGCGCCGAGAACTGCTCTCAGCCCCGTTGCCTATGCGGATCGCCTGACGCGCATAGCGCGGGCTGATCCCGGCATTGCGACGGAGGCGCTCGGCTTTCGTGATGTGCTGCTGCGCTCGATCCAGCAGCCAAATCTCGCAGCAAATCCAGATGGCAATGTGGCCGAAGGAGGCGGGAATGACCGCTAGCACCGGGAACCATAGCCACCTTTTCACCCCCTCGGAGTACCGTTAATGCAGAAGGTCGGCAATCCTATTCCGCTCTTCCTCGATGCGCGCGGCCTGCTCATGGACGCGGGGAAAATCTATCTGGGTGAGGCGAACGCCGATCCGCAGACGAACCCGATCGTCGCATATTGGGACGAGGCGCTGACGATCGTCGCGGAACAGCCGCTGCGCACGCTGGGCGGCCGGATCGTCAATGTCACCAACCCGGCAAGCGTGTTCATCGCGGAAGCCGATTATTCCATGCGCATCACGGATTTCGATGATGTGCTGGTGGATTATTCGCCATCCGTGTTCGCGGACAGCAGCAGCTTCCAGCCGCTTGACGTGGATCTGACGACGATCTCCGGACAGGCGAACACGCCCTACGGCCTCGCGCTGCTGACCCTGGCCAACCAAGCCGCGCTGGCGACGGCCACGGGCATCCCGAACCCCCTGCCCCTCACGGGTGGCACGATGACCGGTGCGATCAACCGACAGGGCGCTGGCGCCTATGTCTATTGGGGCGCAACCGGGTTCACGGGTGGCCGTCTTTTCCTCACCGCTGCCGGTGCTGCCGACCCCACGTCGCAGCCCGGTGACGTTTGGCTGACCTATTGATGAGCGCGGTTCGCGACATCTCCGCGCTGCGGACCATCAAGGGCATCTCGATCAGGGATGCCGGGAATGTCCTGCGCTCGATCAAGACCGGCTTTGCTCGCGATGCGGGGAATGTATCGCGGCAGGTCTTCACTGCTTTCGGCGGTGGAGCGGGTCTTAAAGCCTCTCCCATAAGTGTCAGCGGCTTCGGCAATAGCCGCGGTTCGATCGCCATATCGACGGGGGCTTGTTCCGTCTCGGCGACGAGCGGCGTGCCGCCATACACCTATCTGTGGAGCAAGGTTTCCGGGGACGCATCCTGGAATGCGACCAATCCCACGGGCGTTTCCAGCGCCTTTCGGCGGGGCAATGTCGCGCCTTCAGACAGCTTCACATCGACATGGAAATGCACCGTGACGGATTCCTCCGGATCTACGGCGGACACGAATGTCGTGACCGCGAACGTCGAAAACCTCAACGAAAGCTAGGGGCATGGCACGCTACGTAGGACACGCCGTCGATCAATATGGCAGGGACATTCCCGGCGCCTATGTGACCGTGGTTGGCATGGACGGCCTGCCCGCGACCCTGACGGACGATTTCGGCAATGCCATCTCGCAGCCGCTTCGCACGGACGATTATGGCGGGTATTATTTCAACACCAGCGACGGCCTCTACACGATCACGACGACCCGTTCCGGCGAGACGATCGCCAAGGAATATAATGTCGTCATCGGCATCCTGCCCACGACCAATGGATTCGACATCGCGCTTGCGGCGGAGGCTTCGGAACGGGTTGCTGGCGATGCTCTGGTGGCGAGCAATGCCGCTACCGCGCTTGCGGGGGAAGTCACCCGCGCCACTGCGGCGGAACAGGCGGAAGTCACCCGCGCGACTGGTGTCGAGACTGGCCTCGATACCCGATTGACGACGGCGCAAGGCGAGATCGATGACCTTCAGACCGTCAGCAATCTCGGCGGCTCGATCCCCTATAACACCTATGCGGATGCGGTCGCGGATTTCACCCCATATGCAAGCGGCACGGCATACACGGTCGGCAAGCGTGCTCTTGATCAGGGAGCGGTGTGGATCGATATCCTGGCGGGGACCGGTGTGGCACCGCCGACTCTGCCTACCACCAGCAATGCCAATTGGCAGCTCGTCAAGAACCCCGTCGCTGGTCAGGCGATCGTCATCCCGATCACGGACACCGGCTCTCACACCGATCCGACGACGGGTACGACCGTCACGAATACCGGCATCCATGTGTGGGCGACGGGCACCAGCGGCACGGGGTTCCATTACCTCTACCCGACCGATGCCGCTCTCGCGAAGCCATATGCCGACGCCGCAGCCACCAGCGCAACCCTCGCCGGCCACTTCGCCAATGACAGTACGGATGTAGACGTTCCTGGGGGAAGTCCCGGCGATCGTGGCGCGAAGTTCTGGTCTCTACAGGCATCGTCCACGCTGGCCATTGCTTATGCCACATCCGATAAGGTCGGGGCGGTTGTCTATCAGCCGACTGTTATCGGGAATCCGACTTCCGCAGGCGCGTCGTCAGCCAATGCCGGAACCCTTCGGGTCAATACCGGTGCATCATTCGCGGTAGCTGGCCCGCTCAATTCGATCCGTCTCAAGGCTTCTGTAGCGGGAACGGCGACGTTGCTTGTCGGCCCTGTCTCCGGAACCACGTTCACGCCGGCTCTGGCCTTTAATGTCACCTGCACGACAGGGGAGAACACATTCTCGCTTCCATCCGCTTCGCGCGTTCAGGCTGGCTGGTATGTCGGCTTCTGGTCCGCGACCGGGCAAGCGCAACTCGCCTTCGATGCTGGCGGAATCAGCCTGTCGCTTGTCGCGTCCAGCGTTTCGACCGGCACCCCTTACGCGATGACGGCGGGTGGCGCCCTGCTTGCCATTCAGGCCAATTATGGCGTGATCCAGGGTGTCATTGAGCCTCGCGTCGAAATCCTGGAGACATCGGTGGCGGCTCTGAATGCTGCATTCTCGCAGACGCAGACGATCGGAGCGCCTGCATCAGCTACTCTTGTGTCCGGTGCGGGCGGCGCTTCGACCGTCACGTACGTCGAAGCCGACCAAATCGCATCCTCGGGCACGATCGCAACGCTGCGGGTCTACCAGACTTCCGCATCGGCGGGCACGCTGACCTTCGGCCTGTTTTCGAAGTCGGGGGCGAACTTCACCCTCGTCGGATCATCCACCACGATCACCGTTCCGGGCGGTGCGGGAACCAAGACGATCTCGCTGGCCATCTCGGGTGCCGCAGGCCTCTATCTTGGCTTCTCGCCTTCCAGCGGTGTCATGTCGTTCCTTGTCGGCGCGGCTTATGGGTCGGGCTATTACAGCAGCTTGACGACGGGTTTTCAGTCGAGCTTCACGGATCGCAACAGCGGCGTTCCGAACACTGGGGTGCAGCTTCAGATCGGCTTCGATGTAAGCTACATCCCGTCCGCCTCAAGCAGTTCCAGCGCATCGGTGCGCGATCTGGTCACGTCCGCCTCTCCCAGCTTCTCCGGCCTCACGATATCGGTGAGCGGCGTGCTGACCCGCGACAACTCGCCGCTCAATTTCTCCGGGTCGGCTGCACTGACTGCAATCGGTGTATCGTCCGCCTCGAATGTCGCGACGAACTTCGCAGGCGGTACGCTGGCGCTTGGTTGGGCTGGTTCTTCCTCGACGGCGTTCGCGCTGATGAATGCCGTGGGCTACCTGCCCAAGGCGCATCTGACAAACCTTGTCGTGAAGGATGCTTCGTCCGGCACCACGCTCACCCTTGGCACGGACTACCTCGCAAATACCGAGCATGGCGCGATCGGGTTGGCTGCGAGCGGTTCGACCCGCAATGTCACGGCGTCCTACAATTACACGCAGGTCCGCTACGATCTGATCTATGTGGACAGCGAGGCCCTGACGATCGGGGTTGTCCAAGGAACGCCGCGCGATCGGGACGTGGCGGAATATCTGCCGGTGCCGAATGCCGGAACACAGAAGCCGCTTTGCTATGCCCGCGTCGTCGGAGGCGCCATCACCAGCGTGATCCCGGCTTATGATGTCGAGGGCGGAATTAGGCGCAAATATGCGGCTGATCTGGCGGAGCGTCGTCGGCTCAATCGCAAGGCGCTGCGCAAGACGTTCGGTCGTCTGCGTGCCGGCACGCCATTCAATCTGGTCGGCTATGGCGACAGCATCACCGCGATCCAGCGCAATGGCCCTTCGCCTTCGTTGCCGAATGGTATCGAGCGTGACCGCATCACGTCGGGGGCTTATCAGAGTTATGCCGGCTATTCGGACACGAACGGAACAATCCCGCTTTATACAGCGGTGCAAATGGGGCGCCCGGCCGATAGCGAAGGTCAAGTATATTCAAAAATAGGCTGGAATTGGGAGCTGATCGCGGGCTTTCAGGAGCGCTATCCGAACGCCCAGATCACCTATCAGAATATGGGCATCGCCTCGACTACGTCCAGCAACACCGATAAGAATGGTGTCGTCAACGGCACCACAGACCCACTCAACGGCAGCAACTCAAATCGCCTGCCGTACGCCGCTGCGCTGGCCGCGAATGGCTTGGCGGTTATCTGCTTTGGCCAGAATGGCATGGGCGCGGCCGGAACGATGGCCGAGATGGTCACCATCATCCAAGCGTTTCAGGCGCAGGGTGCCGACGTTATCGTCATGGGCGTGACGCAGCCGAACCTGCTTGCCGGCAAGACGCCAGCGGTATGGGAATTCACGAACCGAGCGGTCGAGGACGCCGCTGATTTTTGTGGCGTGGCATTCGCGCCAACCTTCGCCGTAGCGAACAGCGATAACATCGGCGTGCTGGGCCTGGACTTGCTCGATTGCTCGGCAGCGAACTTCACCAATCACCCCTTCCTGCATGAGTTCAAGGTCTACGGCGAACTGCTGCGGCTGGCGGTGATGGAGTGAACCGCGCCGGACGGCCTTCCGGCATAGGAGAATGACAGATGGCTAGCACGCCTCCCGATCCGATCCCCGATCCAGACGGCATCGGCCTTCCGATCAAGCCCCCGCCGAAGCCCCCGCAAGGCTGACATGGACCCGCTGATGACCATCTGCGGAATTGCCGCGCTCATCACGATCATCATCGCCTGGTTTGGTCCTGACGATGCGTTCGTGCTGTCGCTGCTCATGTTCGTCGGATGGGTCGTCACGGCCTGCGCGTGGCAGACGGATCAGCTTGCCACCCTTCCTGTGCTGGACCTTCTGGTAGCCATTCTGGCGTTCATCTTGAGGGCATCACAGCCGGCGCGCTGGCGGACGGTATTCCTTGCCACTGCCAGCGCGCAACTCCTTCTGGACGGCCTCTACGGGGCAGTAGGCGGCTACGTCCTTTATGCGCTGATCTACAATGCGATCGGCTTTCTCGAACTGGCTGTTCTAGCGTCAACGGGGGTAGCGAATGCCTGGTTTCATCTGCTGCGCGCTCTTCATCGCGTTCGTGATGCTCTTCGCGCCTCGCCGAGCGAGCGACGATTAAGGCGCCCGTGATGCAGGACAATCCCCTGTTCAAGGTGGTCTACCCCGCCATGGCCGCATTCGCCGGATCGGTGACGGCGCTCGCTTTCATGCGGTGGAAGGAGATGACGCGCGTCGAGATATGCCTTGCCGTCTTCGTCGGGTTTTCCTTCGCGATGTTCGTCACGCCATGGATCGCACACCTGATTTTTGGGGTGAGCGAGGCCGATGCCCGCACCACGACGGGGCTGACCTACGTCATGGCGACAGGGTCGAACACGATCCTCCCCACTCTCGTCCGCAGGTTGAACCGGATCCTCGGAAGCGAAGGATAGACGGATGACCTTTGTAATCCTCAACTCTCTCCTGCGTGTGCTGCTCACGCTGTTCATCAGCTACAAGCTGATCAACTACGGCGACATGCTCAATTTCCCTGAGCGGCTTGGCATGGGGATGATGGGCGGGGCATCGTTCCTCACCATCGCTCTGATCAACGACACGCAGCACGACGGAACGCCATTCGATGGCTGGGCAACGACGGTGCTGACAATGGGCGCGCTCGTCTATTTCGGCGGTCGGCTCAGTCGGCACATTCGGCATCGGCGAAACAATCTCCGCGCTGCGGCACAGGCAGCTGCGCACATGCGCGATCGAGGGCGGCCATGATCGACTGGCCCAAAGTCCAGACCCGCCTTGGCGTAAAGGCCGACGGCCAGTTCGGGCCGGTGTCCTACGGCGCGCTGCTGGCCTTCGTCGCGGGTCGCGCCGTCAGCAAGGATTTGGCGGCAGCGCTGGCCATCAACGCGCCCACCTATGGGATCGACGCCAGTCCCCAGCGCCTAGCCGGATTCGTCGGGCAATGCTGCCATGAGAGCGCCAGCTTTACGACCATGCAGGAGCTTGGCGGCACCGCCTATTTCACGCGCCTGTATGAGGGGCGCGCCGATCTCGGGAACACGCAGCCGGGCGACGGGCCGCGTTTCCATGGCCGGGGCATGATCCAGATCACCGGCAGAGCGAACTATCGCAGCGTCGGTGCGGAACTCGGCCTTGATCTGGTGGGCAACCCGGATCTCGCCGCCACGCCATCGGTCGCCGTGCTGACGGCCCTCACCTTCTGGAAGGACAAGGGCCTGAACGTCTTCTGCGACCGCGCCGACTGGACCGGACTGACCCGCAAGATAAACGGCGGGACCAACGGACTCGCGCAGCGGCTTTCCTACATCAACGAATGTCTGGGGGTGCTGTCGTGACCTTCCGCGATCCCCGCTTCGTGGTGGCCTACACCATCATCATCCTGTTCGCGGGCGCCTATGCCTATCGACCCGACGCCACCATGAGCGGCGCCCTGATCGGCGCGTTCGCGGGTGCATGGGGCTATTATCTGGGTTCCAGCAGCGGCGCCTCCAAGAACGCCGACAACACCGGCAAGGCGCTCGATATCGCCGCGGCGGCAACCCCTGCGGCCCCACCCGTCCAACAGCCGGAGGAGCAAGGCTGATGCCCGCATGGCTCACATGGTCCGCGATCCGCACAGTCGGACCCTACATCCTGATCGCCCTCCTCGCCGGCCTGCTCATCCTCGATGCTGAGAAGCTGAAGGCCCGCAACGCCAGCCTCGTCGCCTGCCAGGCACAGTCAGCGCAGTTTCAGGCCGACGTGAAGGCGAAGACCGCCGAAGCGCAGCAGAAGGACGCCGAGAACAAGGCCCGCGTCGAGACCGCCCAATCCACGATCACGGAGACCCATGATGCCGATCTCGAAAAGGAGCTTGCTGCTGCTCGCGCTGATGCCGCTGCCTATGCTCAGCGCCTGCGCCAACAATCCCAAGCCGGTGCCGGTGGTGGCGGAAGCCCGTCAGTGCCCCAGCCTGCCGAACCCGCCGGCAGCGCTGATGGAGCCGGTCAAACGCCCGAGCTGGATGCAACCGCCTGCGCAGAAGCCGTGACCAAGGCTCAGGGCTGGCAGGACTGGTGGAAGGACGTGGCTGCGGTGCCTCGGGGTCAGTGAAAACCCTCGCCCTCGTCCTACTCCTCCCGATCCTGCTGATCGCGGGCCTCGACCTTTGCCTGCGCCACTAGGGCGGCGAGTTCGACCGGGCCCAGCCGCTCAATCCGCAGATCCGACGAGAGGCCATTGAGACAGGCGTTGGCAGTCTGGCGCGCACCGATCAACGCCGCACCTGACCCCGAGATATCCGTGCCGAGCGCTTCCCACAGCGATAGCTGGAGCCAGCGGCGGACCTTGCCGTTCAGGGACTTGAGCGCAGCGATTACCTCGGGCCCCGTCTGCGGCCCCTCTTTGATGCGCTCGGCGGCTATTTCGAGGGTCCGGAGGGCGGATAGGGGTCGCATCCTTGCATAAGAACATAAGTGGTAGATGAGTCGCTAGGGTCGACCGAATCAGGAACAGATTGTGCCATTTGCCGTGTCGACCTGAACCGACTCTCTTCGCGCGTTCTGCGTGTTGCCGGTTGACCGCTACCCCGCAGAAATCTAGGGAAATCGCGGTGTCGCCGGATTAGCACAGCGGTAGTGCAGCGGTTTTGTAAACCGAA